CTAGATGGTCCGCGACGATCAACATACCGCCTGTAAAGCGCTCTGACGCCGAATATTGGAACAGCTTTCTGCTGCGCCTGCGCGGTCAGTTTGGCACGTTTCTGGTCGGCGATCCCAACGCTGCAACACCGCGTGGATCGGCCAGCAGCACGCCGGGAACGCCAGTCGTCAACGGCGCATCGCAGACCGGCAGTGATCTGAACATCGATGGCCTGCCAGCTTCGGCGACGGGCTATCTGAAGGCTGGCGATTATATCCAGCTTGGCACTGGCGCAACGTCGCGCCTGTATAAAGTGCTGGAAGATGTGAACAGCAATGGCAGCGGTCAGGCTACGCTGAACCTATGGCCTGATCTGCGATCCAGCCCAGCCAACGATGCGACGGTTGTGGTGAGCGGCGCAAAGGGTCTTTTCCGGCTGGCGCAAAACGATGCAAGCTGGTCGATCAGCAATGATGGATTCTATGCAATCACGTTTTCTGCGGTGGAAGCATTATGAGTCGGTCAGGCGTTCCATCCGGCTTTTCAGATGCCAGCCTTACTGCGTTCGTTGCTGTTGAACTGGCGTTCGATAGCGGCACAACGCGCCTATGGAATGGCTATGGCGATCTGACGGTCGGCAGCAGCACATATACCGGCAGCGGCGATCTGATGTCGATTTCAGCCATCGAAGAAAGCGGCGAGATATCGGCAAAGGGTCTGAATCTGGTTCTGTCTGGCATCCCGTCTGCTTTACTATCGTTGGCGCTTACAGAAAACTATCAGAACCGTAACTGCAAAGTGTATGTCGGCACGATCAGCAGCGGCACCGTCGCAGCCTATGAAGCATTCAGCGGTCGGATGGATGTGATGACGCTGCAAGAAAGCGGCGAGACTTGCACGATTGCGCTGACAGCAGAAAGCCGCCTGATCGATCTGGAACGTCCGCGCGTCCGCAGATATACAGCCGAAGACCAGAAGCTGATCGATGCAAACGACACCGGGCTTGATTTCATCAATTCGATTCAAGAGGCGACGTTCGAATGGCGCGCCTAGATGATTGGCCTGACCGCCTAGCAGCGCATGTCGAAGAATGGCGACACAAGCCCTTCAAGTGGGGGCGGTATGATTGCGCTATGTTCTGCGCGTTGGGCGAAAAGGCGATGTGCGGCGATAGCAGATTCGCTGATTATGTCGGCAACTATGAAAGCCCGAAAGGATCGGTGCGGTTGTTGCGCCGGTTAGGCAATGGCGATCTGGCTCAAAACGTGGCGCAGCGCTTGCCCGAAGTGCCGCCACAGCAAGCCGGTCGCGGTGATGTCGGGCTGATAGACACACCAGACGGTGATGCGTTATCATTGATCGTCGGTGATAAAGTCGCCGCGATGGGTAAAGATGGTCTAGTTTTCTTGCCGCGTGATGCGGTCAAACGTGCTTGGAAAGTGTAACCGATGCCGCCAGCAGTAGTCGCAGCAGCAGTCACCACAGCAGTCACGGTCGCAACGGCATCAGCCACAACAGCGATCACGACAGCCTTTGTCGTTGGCACATTCTTGAAGGCTGCTGTCGTTAATTTTGCTATACAAGCGCTTTCGCCTAAGCCATCGATCCCGAACATCGGGCAGGGTGGCAGCTTTGCACAGACGCACACAGTCACTAGCAGGCAATCCAACGCCAGCCGCAAAATAGTTTATGGCGAGACGCGCGTCGGTGGGCCGTTTGGGTTCATAGCGACAAACCCAAGCGAAACGCAGCTTGGTATGGTCATCCTGTTATCGGTCGGTGAAATCGAAGAAATCACCACGGTGTTTTTCGATGGTGAGGCTGTAACGCTGGATGGCGACGGTAACATCACAGGCCCGTCACCGCTGGCGTCTGGCAACGGTACAGTGCAAAAATTCACCGGCACATCCAGCCAAGGCACTGCGACGAGCATCACAATACCGTTTTCGTATCCGACAACAGCAACGCTAACTGATATCGCTTATATCGCGCTGAATCTGATCAAGGTTGATGATGACGACTATCCGAACGGTGCGCCGAATGTGTCTGCACTGGTGAAGGGCCGCAAAGTCTATGATCCACGCACCACCAGCACCGCATTCAGCAGCAACCCGGCGCTGGTGATCAGGGATTATCTGACTGATACCGAATACGGTCTGGGGGCATCAGCCAGCGAGATCAACGACACGGCTTTCATAGCTGCTGCAAACATCTGCGATGAGGATGTGGCGCTGGCGGCTGGCGGCACAGAAAAGCGCTATACGTTCAACGGCGTCGTCGATACTGCCAACACACCGAAAAGCAATCTGGAGCAGATGCTGACATGCCTTGCCGGAACGCTGTATTACAGCAACGGGAAATGGTCGCTGAAGGCTGGTGCGTATGTCACGCCGTCTGTGACGCTGGACGAGGATGATCTAGCTGGGCCGTTGCAGATCGATACAGCCATTAGCCGCCGGGATGCTTACAACGCCGTGAAGGGTCAATTCATCAGCCCGGAAAGCAATTATCAGGCGACAGACTATCCACCAATCACCAGCAGCACGTTTGAAACCGAAGATGGCGGCGGCAGATCATACCTTGATTTCGCCCTGCCATTCACGCAAAGCAGCGCCACAGCGCAGCGGCTGGCCAAGATCGCGCTGTTTAAGAATCGGCAGAAGATATCAGTCGCGGCTAAATTCAAGCTGACGGCGTTTCAGTTTGAAGTCGGCGACACGCTGATGCTGACGAATAGCCGTCTGGGCTTTTCCAGCAAGGTGTTCGAGGTGCAAAGCTGGGCGCTTAATTTCGGGGCCGATGAGGTTTCGGTCGACTGCCAACTGGTCGAAACGAATAGCGCTGTATATAGCTGGACCGCTGAAGAGGCGGTATTCCAGCAGGACAACACAACGCTGCCCGATCCGTTCAATCTGACGCCGCCATCATTTACTGCGACCGATGAAGTGCGTGCGCTGAACCAGACAGCGATATCGGTGCTGATCGTGGATGTGCAGTCGCCATCGATCTATGCGAAAAACTTTGAAGTGCAGGCCAAGAAAGCAGCCGACGCAGAATATACATCGATGGGCATCGGTTCCGGCAATAAGTTTGAACTGCTAGACGTTGAAGATTCTGCGACGTATGACATCCGGGCGCGAATCATTAATCGGATCGGCGTGCAATCGCCATTCGCCACAGGCCAGCATCAGATCGTCGGCAAGACTGCGCCGCCACAGGATGTCACAAATTTCAGCGTTAACATCATCAACACAGAGGCGCATCTTAGCTGGACGCCGGTCACAGATGCTGATCTGTCGCACTATCACGTCAGGCACGCACGCGAGACAACCGGCGCAACCTATAGCAACAGCATCGATCTAGCGCCGAAGGTATCGCGTCCTGCGAACACGGTGATCGTGCCAGCAATGACCGGCACTTACTTCATCAAGGCGGTCGACAAGCTGGGCAACGCATCCACCAATTCGACCAGTCAAGTCGCCATCATTGAAGAGGTGAAGGGGCTGAACGATGTTGTGACATCAACGCAGCATCCGACATTCCCCGGCGCAAAGTCTGGCGTGATTGCGACTGACAACGTGCTGAAGCTGAAATCGGCGATCAATTTCGATGATCTGGCTGGCAATTTCGATGATGCGCCGGGTCTATTTGACGGTGCTGGTGGTAACACCGGCACAAGCGGCACTTATGATTTCGATAACTATATCGATCTGGGCGCAGTCTTTACTTGCCGCGTCACAGCGAATTTGACGGTGCAGCGCCGCGATTATGTTGTTTTGTTCGATAGCCACGAAGGATTGTTTGATTCAGCGATCGGTCTGTTCGATGGCGACGTGCAGGCGTTTGATGACACTAATGTCGAACTGCAAGTCAGCGTCACCAACGACGACCCAGCAGGGTCACCAACTTATTCAGACTTCCGCACGTTCTTTGTCGGGGATTACAAGGCGCGTGCTTTGCGATTCCGCGCTATCTTGACCAGCACAGATGAGCAAGCCACGCCAGAGGTGACGGCGATGTCGGTGCAAGTCGACATGCCTGACCGTGTTGTGAGCGAAGCTGACATCGCATCGGGTGCCGGTGCCAAGGCGATCACGTTTTCGCCAGCCTTCAAATTATTGCAAGGCGTCGGCATTGCAGCGCAAAACTTAAACAGCGGCGATTATTATGCTATAACTAGCAAAAGCGCCACGGGATTCACGATTACGTTTTACAACTCCAGCAACGCGGCGGTCGACAGGACGTTTGATTACGTCGCAAAAGGATATGGTGAGGTCGCAGCATGAGCCAACACGATTTAGATATTGCCAATCAGGGATTCCCGGCAACCCGTGCAGACTTGAATCTGGCGCTGAAAGCCTTGGGGTCATCGAATTCCGGCGCAACCGCGCCATCAACCACATACGCAAATCAGTTGTGGTATGACACGGCGAACAATATTCTGAAGATCAGAAATGAGGATAACGATGCGTTCATAAGCCTGTTTACGCTTGATCAGTCTGCCGACGCAGTCACGCAGATCGATGTCGACAACATTCGCATTGACGGCAACACCATCTCGTCCACAGACACGAATGGCGACATCACCCTCACACCGAATGGCACGGGTGAGGTCAATCTTGTGGATAATGACAAGCTGACGTTTGGTGCTGGGTCTGACATGCAGATTTTTCACAATGGCTCTGCATCGGTCATCAACGACGTAGGCACAGGTGATTTATACTTGGGTGGTGACAACAATGTCCTAATTACCAATGCGGCTCTAAATGAAATTAAGGCTCAGTTCGTCAGTAATGGTGCGGCAGAGTTATATCACGACAACAGCAAAAAGTTTGAAACCACCAGCACAGGCATCGACGTGACCGGCAGTGCAGTTATGACCGGCACAGACACTTTTAATTCCAACGCATCCGGCGCAGGGATACTTTTAAAAGACAGCGGCGTTACATCACGTCAACTGCACATAGCTGCACCCGGTAGTGTTAGCGAAGCAGTGATTGGTACGCCCAATTCACACAATCTGACTTTTGCCACCAACAGCATAGAACGTATGCGCCTGTCAGGAGCGGGTGATTTTCAAGTAAGTCAGAACGGCACTGTTAATACCGGCGGCACGGTTAGTGGAGTGAACATCAGCGCACAATACGGAACTTTTCAGGCCAATTTTCACGGAAATGAATACCCTATCTTAAATATTCATACCAGCGGCGCAAACAATCGGTATTTTGATTTCCGATTTGCAAATTCAAGTGTCGGCAATATTACCACCAACGGCTCGACAACTTCTTACAACACATCCTCAGACTACCGACTAAAAGAAGCAGTCGTCGATATGACTGGAGCAATCGACCGTGTCAAAGCACTGGCACCAAAGCGGTTTAACTTCATCGTAGATGCCGACACAACAGTTGACGGTTTTCTCGCCCACGAAGCGCAATCAGTCGTGCCGGAGGCTGTGACCGGCACCAAAGATGCTATGATGGATGAAGATTATGTTGTCAACGCAGCCACAGGCGACATATACACGCCAGCCGCACCAGCCACATATGATGAAGACGGCGAGGAACTGACAGCAGCAACAGATGAAGTCATCCACAGCAGCGATGTTGAGAACCCGGAAGAATTGGGAGACGGGCAGCAGTGGCGTGAAACGACTGCGGCTGTGATGGGGACGCGGTCTGTTCCTGATTATCAGGGAATCGATCAATCCAAGCTGGTGCCGCTCCTGACCGGAGCCTTGCGCGAAGCCATCGCCAAGATTGAAAGCCTAGAAACCCGCGTTGCAGCACTGGAGGCATAATGCCCGAAGAGCAGAAAATCGCACTTGATGTTGCGGCGGGTACAGGCACTGTCGCTGCGATGATGGATATGGCCCCGAACGCCGTGGCGTTGATCACTGGCGTATGGGTACTGATCCGCATCTGGGAAACTGATACAGTGAAGCGGTTGACGGGGCGCGACTGATGTGGAGATGGTCAGCATCTTTTGCCTGTATGTGTTCTTAGAGGAAAAGCGCATCAGCGATGATCTATGCTTTCGATCGATCGATGATTGCCTTTACTACAGCACCAGACTTGCCCGACAGGGCGACAAGATAACGACGTATTGCCTACCACGCGAAATCATTGAAGGCAGCGAAAGGGTCTATTGATATGATACAGGTGCCGATGATCGATGTGATACAGACAGCGCTATTAGTCGTCGTGATCGTCATGATGGCGAGGCGATAATGATCGATCCTATATCAGCATTCAGCATGATCAGCAGCGCCGCTGGGGCCATTAGCGGGTCCATCAAGGCGGGAAAGGACTTGTCATCACTGGCGGGGCCGATCTCGCGTTATGCGAAGGCTGAAGCAGAATTGAATTTCGGCGCAGCCCGAAAGAAAAAAAGTATCTTTAGCAAGATGACCGGGGCCGAACAGGCTGGAATCGATGCGTTTTTCAAGCAGGAGCAGCTTGACGAACTCCGCAAAGAAATGCGGTCGATCTTTCAAATTTACGGCAAGCCGGGTGCGTGGGAAAGGCTGCAAGCTGAGATAGCCAGACAGCGGCAAATCCAGAAGGACGAACTGGAACGCCGTGCCAAGGTGCGAGACGCGATCATACTGTGGACGGCGCTGCCAGCGATCGTGATCGGCGGCGCAGGCTTGCTTTATCTTTTCGCGATGTTCTTGAAGGGGCAATCTTAGCGGGGGAATATGATCGGGGGATCGGCCACGACGACTGGCCTGCAAGGCGAGTTTATAACACTCGCCGCAATTCTTGATTTAGGATGGAAGGCAGGCCACGCGCCGATGGATGGTGTCGACGTGATCGCGTGGTCTGGCAATGACTTCATGCGCGTGCAAGTCAAAAGCGCACGATTGCGAAAGCAACGTGATCGCGGCGCACTAACCTATCACCACCAGCTAGGGTCAGGCCGCGATAAAAAGACCAGACCCGATCAGCGTGTGTATGATATTCTTGCCCGTGTCGCTATAGATCAGCGCCGGGTTTTTTTTGTGGCTGCGTGCGGCGTCAACAAATTATCGGAACGGCGCAGCCCGGAGTTTTACGCGCAGCACGATCTGGAAGAATCTAGCTGGCTGCGTGCCGTCGAAATTGTGAAGGAAACGAGAAATGAACAAAGATAGATTGCGCGAAGAAATCGCCGCAGATGAAGGCGTGAAGCTGAACGAAAATGGTGAGCATATCTTGTATCTGGATCACCTTGGTCTGGTTACGATGGGTTTGGGCCACTTGGTCGTTGAAGGCGACCCAGAACACGGTCAGCAGGTCGGAACGCCTGTATCAGATGAGCGCGTGCGACAGGCATTCGCCCTTGATATAGCGGTGACGATTGAGGATTGCCGCCGGTTGTGCAAGAACGTCGGCGTCGATTTCGATGCGCTTGATGAAGAGCCGCAGATGATCTTTTGCAATATGGCTTTTAATCTTGGATATCCGCGTTTTTCAAAATTCCGCAGATTCTGGGGCAACGTCGCCAAAGCCGTCGATGATCCGGCAATGTGGAATTCCGTCGCAGATGAGGCGGTCGATTCCCGCTGGCACGATCAGGTGCCAAACCGGGCGAAGCGCTTGGTTAAGCGTTTAAGGGTGCTGGCCGATGGCTGAATTGACGATGGAGCGCATCCTTAAGTGGAAGCTGCTGCCACGTCTGATGATGCTGATGTTTACGCTGATGGCGTGGAACGTGTGCGACTGGTTTATGGCCTTGGGGGCCGAAGCCACGACGCAGCAGACCGCGTTTGTCAGCACGATAGTCGGTGCCGCCACGGGGGCGTTCGCCGTTTGGATGGGGAGCGAAACGAAATGAAGTGGTTGCTGCTGATGCTGGTTATGGAAGCGGACGGGCAGATCACGTCGCACATCTTGTCAGTGCATGAGACAATGGCTGAATGTCACGTCGCAGGCACATACATCCAATTCGAGGACAGATTGCCGGTCAACAAGGATATGTTATGCTTCGGGACCGATATTGATATGGAGGTTATGGAATGATACAGGCATTGATTGGCCCCGTTACGGGCCTGCTGGACAAGTTTATCGAAGACAAGGACCAGAAGGCGAAGCTGGCGCATGAAGTCGCCACAATGGCGCAGAATCACGCACAGGAACTTGCCAAGGGTCAACTTGAGATCAACAAGGCAGAAGCGCAGCACCGCAGCGTTTTCGTCGCTGGCTGGCGTCCTTTCGTCGGCTGGACGTGCGGCGTGGCACTGGCGTGGCATTTCGTACTGGCACCGCTGACGATCTTTGTCTGCGCTTATGCTGGCATCGCCCTGCCCGACTTGCCGACTTTTGATATGTCTTCGCTTTTAACTGTTTTGATGGGAATGTTGGGCTTGGGTGGCCTTAGAACATTCGAAAAGACAAAAGGGCTTTCCAAATAAAAAAAGACCCCGCCGAAGCGGGGCCGATCTTCAATGGTTGAGGTGTGGCTGTCAGGCCACATCGCCGGGATTGACGTATTCAAGAACATTCGGCACTGAACCGTCTTCCCGAACCTTTCGGATTGCTGCCGACATTGCGCCGTGCATGTTGACCCAAGAGCAGGCCAGCCGACGCGCGTGGTCGTAATTGTCGGCAAGCAACTCCTCAAAGCCACGCTCACCAGTCTTGCGAAAATCCGCAAGCTCAACTTGAACAACAAAAGGAACATCGGCAGCAGCGCGAAAAGCCTTTGCGTCTGCGGAAAAAAACCGGGAAATCGAAGCCATTAAAACCTCCTCTGGCTATGGGCCGGACCATCCGCGCCCTTCGATGTGACAAACTTTTGTTATATTGAATATATATATCCCAAACCGGGATACAAGCGTTAAATGCAAAAAAACAAAAAAAGACCCCCGGCTTTTTAGGGCCGGGGGCAGTCTAAAGGGAGGAATCAATGAAACCCAAACGGTCCATCAAGATAACTCTATGTGACGCGGATTGATTCGTCTAGCCCTTCCCTTATCAATTATCTTTTTTAGATGCGCGTTGACCGTAAACTGGCTGATGCCGATTGCTTCGCCTAGAACGCGCAGTGTGGGCGTATAACCTTCCTCCCGCTGGTATCTAGCAATCTCGTCATAGATGCGCTGCTGCTGCGCTGAAAGGGCTGTCATTGGTCGATTTCCTTTATCGTTAGGGTTTTCTGGCGCACGCTGCGTGCATCTTTCGCCGGGACGACGCGCTCCGGCTGCGCTTTGAATTGACGCATAGGCCATTTCAGCATGATGCGTTCGTTGCCGACCGTGCCGATTGCCGTTTCGTGATCGCCCATAAACGCCATCAGATCGATCATCGCATTGTCGACATCTTCCTGATGCCCTGCGATTTCGCGTCGGGCATGCACTAGGTGTTCCAGCGCAATCTGCACTTCGGTGTTTTCTGGGTCGATCTGCAACGTCGGCAGCTTCATGTCGGTGGTGCTATGGCAAAGCACTGCGTCATTCAGGTTCGACCAAGGATACCAAGCACGCTCTTTCCGGCGGCGCTCGAAATCCAGCACGGCATCGCGAATCTGTTGCTGGATGATCCTGTCGTGGTGATACAGGAAAATCCGCAATTCGGTGCCTTGATACAGCACGCACACCGCCAACCATTTCGCGGTCGGGTGGCACATTAGCTGCGCCTGCCCCTGCAATGGTCCGCGAAACCGTGCCGGTGTGCTTTCCGGCGCTGCGCTGGTGTTCTTGATTTCCAGCAGGCCGGGGCCGGTGATGTCGATCTTTGGCGCGTTAATGACGAAAATGCCACGCGTCGGATCAGGTTCGATGATGCCGTGGCCATTGGCCAGACCGTCGAGCGATGCAGCCAGCGGCAGATCGGGATGCTGAAACGCTGCGTCGAATTCCAGTTGCAGATCGGTCAGCTTCAGCCTTTCAGCAGCGACTGCGCCGATCGTGTGTTCGAGGTGGTTGCCCCACCACGCAGCTTCACCAGCTTTGAAGTCATCAATCGTCTCGCCGTTATCGCGCCGCATGAATTCATCCAGCAGGCTGTTGCGCGTGCGATACGGTGATGCGTTCAGCACGATCGGGATGATTGACGCTGACAGTTGATTGTCAGGTGTTAGCTTGCCGACCATTAGCTTGCCCCTCCGAACTGAGCCATCAGCGCCCAGATGTTATAGTTATCGGTGACTGCGTTGGTGCCGAACACAATGGCCAGAACGCAGATGATCATCATGCCGACGAAATCGGCGATCAGTTGGTTTCGCATCTTAACCTCCAATGATGCTATGGCCGCGACCGGCAAGACACTTGTCCAGCCAAGGGTCGGGGCCGATCAAGGGCTTGTGCCAGATCGATCTGGCTTCCTTGATCAGTTGACGGCATTCAGCAACGTCGCGCTGGTAAAGCTGCGCGGCATCGCCGGATGCGCGAAGATCAGCGACCGGCGCGTAACTACACGCCGATGCTGAAAGGGTGATGATGAGGATCAGGCTACGCATTACACAAACTCTGTGTCGAGATGTGTCAAAGCCGCTTCCATCTTGCGTTCCAAACGCTTCAGCCGACCGTGTGTTGTCTTTGGGCCGTCTTTTTCGTCGTAAGCATAAGCGGAGCGATATGCGCGGATCAGGTTATTGATCAAGTCGATCTCTTCATCGTTCAAAACTACGTTTGGTATTGTCATCGTTTGTCTCCCTTCGATGGTTGGGGCGGGGCCGTTAGGCCACCACCTTTGGTCGGTTGATAACGGTTTGCTTTGTGCCTTTGTAAAGGGCGTGATCTTTGACGGTGCCTTTGATCTTGAAGGCATCGCCCTTTTCGCCAAGGCAGCGCGATCCCTTGTATGCGATCACGTTGTCGTCACCGTCGCGCATCACGTTGATCCACGTTGTGCCGTAAAAACCATCGAAGCCGATGACAAACACAAGGGTGACATCGCGCTCAATACGGTCGCCGATCTCGCCGAGGTAACCGCTGGCAGCGTTTGCACGCAGGCGTTCGATCTGACGCAGGCCGTGCCGGACGCAGCCCTTGATGTTGTGCAGCGCTGTGATCTCGCTGTTGACCAGCGCACGCACGGCATCAGACTGCTGCTGCTTGGCGATGCGGCGAAGCTGCGCGGCGTTCTGCTTTTCGTTGTACAGGCGAAACGACAGAACCTTGTCACCTTGGCACTGAAAGCAGCGACCGCTTTCGTTGTGTGCAAAATACTCAATGTAGCCGGTGCCGTTGCACTTGAAGCATTCTTCGCGACCATAGCGCTTGTCGCCATCCCAGAAGGCGCTGCCGGTATATGGCACGTCTGAAGCGAAGCGGAAAAAAGTCATTGCAGTCATCTCCTGATCTCCCGGTTGGGGCGGGGCCGAAGCCCCGCCGGTTGATTAGCCTTCAAAACGGTCGTGAATGTGAACCGGGCCAGCGCTGTCTGCGCCGGTGATCTCTTCGACAGCGCGGCGAAACCGGCTGTCGCTGGTGTAAGCGAAGTTGCCACCAAACATCCGGTTGCCAGCACGCTCCCAGCGCGGCGTGGCTGGGACGATGCGAACCGAACCAAGCGGACCAGCTTCTATGCTGGCGGCTGGCGCGTCATCTGTCGGCTTGAATGGGCCGTCGACGTTGATGATGCAAAGCTGGCTGACGCCGGTCTTGTTGTTGGTCATGCCACCGTTAGTGCAATCGTGGCTGCCGGTGTCGGTGCGATAAACTGAAACGATCATTCCCATTTGTCTGTCTCCCTTGTGTATGACAATGTTTTGTTATATTGACTGTACACCTCCCAATGTGGGATGCAATAGGAAAATGCACAAAAGGTGAAAAAAATTGTCAGTAACAAAAGAGGTTCATTTCCGGCTGCGGCAAAGCACTGTCGACAAGCTGAAGGCGATGCTGGATGATTCACCGCACCGCAGTCTGGCGGCGCTTGCTGATGATATCCTTGGGCGCGAATTGGATCGCCTGCTGCGCGAAAGGGAAGCCGATGGCAAACAGTAGGGCAAAGGGCAGCGGCGGGGAACGCGAAGTGGCTGCGATCCTGCATGACCAGTTAGGGCTGGCCTTTAAGCGCGATCTGGAGCAATACAGATCAGCCGACCGGGGCGATCTGCTTTGCGTCGATATGGATTTCCCGATGGTCATCGAAGTCAAGCGATACGCCAAGGGCGGCGAGACACCGCGCGGGGCGTGGTGGGATCAGTGCTGCAAGGCTGCCACGGCGGCGCACAAGTGGCCGCTGCTGGTTTGGCGCTATGACCGGATGGACTGGCGCTGGCGCTTACCAGCGGCGCTTATAACGCGATTAGGGCATCCGCTAAACTTTCGCGGCGTGCCAGACGAAACCGAACTGGATTGGTCGTATGCGGTCGAAATGGACACGCGCACGGCTATGACGCTGATCAGGGAGGTTCTGGCACATGCGCCAACAATACGAAACCCACGCTGATATCCAGAATGAAAAGCTGGTCGCAGATGCGCTGGCGAACATCGGCGTCGAGGTTTACAAGCTGCCGATCCAGTACAGGCTGGACTGGCTGCTGCGCCGCAGTGGGCAGCCCATCGGGTTCGCCGAAGTCAAAGCACGCAAATGCGATTTGCACACATATCCGACCGTGATGATCAGCTTATCAAAGGTGATGCACGCACGGCTTTTAACAGAAGCGACCGGCTTACCGGCGCATCTGATCTTGTTGTATCGTGACGCGCTGGCAAAGCTGGACTTTGCTGCCGACTTCACGGTTCATCCGGGTGGCAGGGCAGACAGAAACGATCCGCAGGATTTGGATGTTTGCGCCTACTATCCGATCTCCCGGCTGACAGTAATCAGCCACAATCCTAAAACGTGAAACGAGGAAAAAACGATGTTGGAATATGAATCGACTGGAGGCGGTGGCGGTGGGGATCGCATACCGCTGATTAAATTTAGTGCGATGGACGGGTCGATGCGGACCAGTGATCGCGTAAACGAGAACGGGCAGTGGAGGTCTGTCGACGCCGAAATCACTTATCCGACGCAGTTTGCGATGGACTTTGACAACATTGAAATGGGCTGGATCACTTACAACCCGGCCCCAGATTTCATAATGGTCAAAGCTGGCGAACCGAAGCCGGATTTGCCACAAGTCTTCGATGATATGGGCAAGCCTATGTATAAGTGGGGATTCCGGGTGCAACTGGGCAATCCGACTGTCGGGCTGCGCGAGTTAAGCACGACAAGCAGCAACGTCTATAATCAGGCGATGGTGCCGCTCTACAAGGCTTGGGAAGCTGGCAAGGCTGCAAATCCCGGCATGATGCCGGTCGTCGAAGTCAGCGGGTCAGAGCGCGTCGAAAACAAACGTGCCGATGGCAGCACGTCAGCGTGGCGCATCCCGAAATGGACGATTGCCAAATGGGTCGCGCGACCCGATTATATGACTGCTGGCGTTGCAACCGCGCCAGCAGCCACGACAGAGCCTGTCGCGCCGCCTTCGGCACCTCCAGCCACCACAAGCGCAGGCAGCGACCTGTTCTAGCGTGGATGGGGCGGCG